CAAAATAAGGCTTTTGCGGAAAATCTAGGAATTCCGATTTTATCGCTGCTAAGTGATTGATCTATAAAGGAAAAAAAGGTCGTTTTCTGGGAAAATCGGTTTTCCTTATAATTCCATTGCCTTTTTTATCGCTGCTAAGTGATTGATCTATAAAAGGAAAAGAACGATATTTTCCCTGTCTTGTCTGTATCTATGGCTTTTAAAAGATTTTACAATTCTTTCAAACCAAAATATAATTAATTATTATCAAGAGTGAACTATGCTAAACAATGATGAACTTATGGCCATTTGGGCCCTAGATTGTAAAATTGATCAAACTAATCTTTCCGAGCGCATGTCTTCACACCCAGTCCTACATTCGAAGTATCTTACTTATCTACAAACATATAAGATAAAACTGCGGACACTTTCATTAAAATATCAAAAACGTCGCCAGCTCATGACGAAATATTATAATGGTGAAATGGATGAGGAAGAACTTAAGTTCAACAATCTTAAACAATGGCTTTATAAGAAACCTCTTCGTTCGGAAATGGAAAGTCTTCTCGATGCAGATGAATCATTACAATTGATTAAAGAACAAATTCTTTATGTAGAAACTATGGTACAAGCATCCGAAAGCATTCTCAAAGATATAGGTAATCAGTATTTTTTACTAAAAAGCCTCGTAGATTATACGAAGTTTCAAGCAGGGGTTTAATTTATGAATGCAGGCGCAATTGCTATCGAAAATAGATTTTTAAAATCAGCTGATAGAGCTGAAACACAACTGTTGTTTAAATGGTTAGAAGCTAATGTAACCGATCAGCAGTTGATTGTAGATTTTAACTCAGAAACTTCTTATATCATATGCGATTCTGATTTGTTCGACTCCGCTGTTTTTAATAGTGTCTATCCAGTCTATAATCTGATCTTAGATCAGGTTAATAGAGATTTTACAATTTATAAAACAATTTCTTCTGTGTGCTTATGAAAGATATTGTAGTTACAAAATTAAACGAATCATACGTGAAAGTAAAGTGTGATCTCGATTTAGCACGAGAAATTTCAGATACTTTTACGTTTGAGGTTCCTGGAGCAAAGTTTATGCCGGCCTATAAGATGGGTCGGTTTGATGGAAAAATCCGCATCTTTAACTTAGGCCCACGGACATTACCATTCGGACTTGTCTCAGAACTCAGAGCTTTTGCCGAATCAAGAAATTATTCAATTGAAGTCAATATCCCAGATCACATTGATACCGGACTGACATATAAAGACATTGCAGATTTTGCTAATACTCTGGGTATAGATAAAAGAGCACCTCCAATACAAATTAGAGATTATCAGATTAATGGTGTATTTCAAGCACTGAAGAATAAACGTGCTATACTTCACTCAGCTACAGGCAGTGGAAAATCTCTCATACTGTTTATCATTTGTCGTTATATTATAGATGAACTTCAGATGAGAGTACTTATAGTTGTCCCGACTATTTCACTCACTTCTCAAATGAAATCTGATTTTGCAGATTATGCTTCAGGCACAGATTGGTCGGCCGAAGATAATGTGCATTGTATAACAGCAGGGGCAGATAAGAATGTTAAAAAACCGATTACGGTTTCTACGTTTCAATCCATTTATAAAATGGATTCTGAGTGGCTAAATCAGTTTGGGTGTATTATTGGTGATGAAGGTCATAAAATTGTTGCAAAAACCATTACTGGAATTTATGAACGTGCTACAGAGGTAGAATATAAGTTAGCTTGTACTGGTACTCTTCATGACATGAAATGTAATCTTTTAGTAATGAAAGGTATTACTGGTGATGTGCATGAAATTGCCACTACTTCTACTCTAATTGAAAATAAACAACTAGTTCCCCTTAAAATTAAAGCAATTATTCTTAATCACCCAGAGCATGTTGCTAAAGCAATGAAAAAGGTTGACTATGATACTGAGATCAAATATATTGTTTCTAATTTAAAACGTAATGAGTTTATATCTAAATTAGCTGCACAATGTAAAGGCACTACTTTGGTACTTTTCCGTTTTATCGACATACAGGGGACTGCTCTATACAGTCTTATCTGTGATAAAGCTGTCGATAGAAATGTCCACTATATTGATGGTGGGGTCACTGGTAAGGCCCGAGAAACAATACGCAAAAATGCTAATGATGGAGATGATATTATTGTATCTAGTTACGCAGTTTTTGGAACTGGGACTAATCTTCCCGCGATTGAAAATATTATTTTTGCACACCCAGCCAAGTCTGCCATTACAATTATTCAATCTATAGGCCGAGGGCTTAGATTGAAAGAAGGAAAAACTTCTTGTACATTGTATGATATTTCTGATAATATGACGTTTCATAGAAAACCCAATATTTCTTACCGGCATTTGGGTGATCGTTTGGGAACATACACAAAGAATGGATTTACCTATTCTATTATTAACGTGGATTTTAACTAAATAATTATGTCCGAAGAATCAATGATTACGTGTCTGTCTATAAAACTTTCTACCGGAGAGACTTTACTGACCGGGCCAGCATATGAAAAAGATGGTATTTTTTCGTTCTTTATCCCCTGAAAATAAATTTTACTCCCATTCTCTATAATGATAAAATTGTAACACAAATGGTGCCAGTACTTTATCAACCTTTTGGGGACAATAAATACATCCCTATTGTTGCGGACCACATAATTTCTACAGTAAATGGATCCGAGTTAGATTTTAGATTTTACAAGAATTCCCTCCGTGAGTTGTTGCTTGAAGATTTTAAACGAAAAATCACTTTCGATTCATTTTTAAACTCAAAAGATTATGAGAACATCATGGAAACTCCAGAAACCGTGCAATGAGTGATTGTTATTTTTTAGAGGTGGCGTATGCCAAAATTCTTGGTTCTAGGTTAGAAAGATTCAAAATTAAAAAAGAATCACCTTTTCTAGCTGTAGCAAGGTGTCCAATGTGTGGTGATTCTGCTAAAAATAAAACTAAGACTAGATTTGCCATCTATTCTAAAAACAGTGAATTAAATGTGAATTGCTTCAACTGTGGTTTATCTACTACACTGTTAAGTTTTCTAAAAGTACATTACAAACAAATATTTGATGAATTTTTGTTTGAAAAGTTTAGAAATAATGCACCGGCAGCAAAAAAAGAAATTGCGTTTGTGCCAGAAAAAGTAGTGTATGAAAAAGACACGATTGAACCGAATGTTTTAGATTTGCAATTGGTTTCTGACTTACCATCGGATCATTATGCCCGTCAATACATAAAAGATAGAAAACTTCCTAACTACCCATTTTATTATACGGACAAATTTTATGAATATTCTTCCCAGTTCAATGATACTTTCAAACACAACAAAAGAGACGAAGCCCGCATTATTATTCCCTTTTTTGACAAAACAGGAAAGATCTTTGCATACCAAGGAAGAGACCTCTCAGGCCACTCAAACCAAAAATACATCACAGTTAAGATCAACGAAAAGACGCCTTTGTTATTTGGTGTCGAAAGACTGAATTTAAATAAACCCATAACATTAGTAGAAGGACCCATAGATAGTTTGTTTATCCCAAATTCTATGGCTTCGGTTAATGCATCTTTATCAACTACTGCTAATTGGTTTATTAAGGGAACAAAACTTCCTGCAGATTTACTTACTGTAGTATTAGATAATGAACCCCGTAATAAGGCGGTTGTGAAGGAATATGAAAAGGCTATCGAGTCGGGATTAAAGACAGTAATCTGGCCAAAAGTCGTTGAACGATATAAAGACATCAATGAGATGATTAAACATAATATAGACCCAGTAGCTCTGATCAAGAGTAATACATATAAGGGTTTAATGGCTAAAATTCAATTTAATACATGGAAGAAAATATAACAAAATGATTGAAACTATTATCAAAAGCAATGGAACAAAAGAACAATTTCAGCCAAAGAAAGTAAATAGATGGGCAGAATGGGCTTTTGCTACTATTCCCAAAGCTCATTTTAATTGGGCTTCTGTTGTGATTGATGCGGTAAATAAATGCCCTAAAAATTGCACAAGCTTACAATTACAACAAGCTTTGATTGATGCCTGTTTATCATATAAAACATGGGAATATAATAAAGCTGCTGGCAGATTATATGCACCTATGATAGATCGTATTATTTATCCCGATGGAATTCCAACAGTGCAAGAATTACATAATAAGCTTTATGAAGTTGGACTGATGGTAAAGCTTAATTACACAGATGAAGAATACAAACTTGCACAACTCATTATTGATCATAAATTAAATTTAAAGTATCCACACTATCAGCTTAATCAAATTAGATATAAATACGCAATTAGAAATAAGGTCACCAAGCAAGAATATGAAACTGCGCAATTTGTATATATGCGAATGGCAATGGCTTTAGGAGAAAATGAAAAGTCTGATAAAATGTTGCATGTTGCAAAATGGTATGAACATCTGAGTCAAAACCGTATAAACGCACCGACACCAAATTTCGTAAATCTTGGTACAAAACTAAATGGTTACGCCAGCTGTTGTCTTTATACTACCGCTGATACAGCTTCTTCTTTAGCCGCGGGTGATCATATTGCATATATGATGACTGTTGCATCAGCAGGTATCGGTACCCATATTAAAACGCGATCACTTGGTGACCCGGTCAGAGGGGGTGTTATACAACACCAAGGTAAACTTCCGTATTACCGTTCCATGGTTGGAGCTATTGGAGCCAATTTACAGAATGGCCGTGGTGGAGCTTCAACTGTTTATTATTCTGCATATGACCCCGAAGTGGAAGTTTTACAGAAATTGCGGCATCCAATGACTCCTGCAAACAAAAAAGTGTCAGGTTGTCATTATTCGTTTGGTTCTAACAAATTATTTGCCAGAAAAGTTGCAAAGAATGAAGATTATGCACCTTTTAGTTATTATGGTAATGAAGAAATGTTTGAAGCTCAATACGAAAAAGATCAAACTAAATTTGAGAAAATGTATGCCGAGTACGAAAAAACAGCAAAAAATAAATTAAATGCTCGCGAAATTTCTCTTGGTGCATTAACTCAGTCATATGAAACTGGTGTTCATTATTTGCACTTAACGGACGCAATGAACAAACATACACCTTTTAAAGATAAAATCTATCTCAGTAATTTGTGTTCCGAGATAGCTTTACCGGTTAGCCCATATAAATCTGTTGCAGATCTATATAAAAAAGAATTGGATTATTCTCCCGAGATCGGTTTGTGTTCACTTGCAGGTATTGTGGTAAGTAATATAGAATCTGATAAACAGTATTCTGAAGTGGCTTATTATGCATTAAAAATGATTGATGTGTGCATTCATAAATCCGATTATACATTTCCCAATTTAGAATATACGGCTAAATCCAGAATGTCCGCAGGTGTGGGTATTATTGGTTTAGCACATCTAATGGCCAAGGAAAATCAAAAATATAATACACAAGAAGGCAGAGATTTTATTCATACCCTTTCCGAAACACACATGTTTCATTTGATTAACGCTTCGTTAAAATTGGGTAAAGAATTAGGAAACGCACCTTGGATGGACAAAACCGAATGGCCTAATGGCTGGTTGCCTTTAGACACATATGAGAAAAAAGTAGATGAATTGATTACAGTAGAAAATAAACGAGATTGGGATGCAGTAAGAAAAGAGATTATAGAAAATGGCGGCATTAGAAATTCTGTACTGGTTGCCCACATGCCTTCTGAGAGCTCAGCAATTTCTTCTGGTACTTCCAATGGACCTTATCCTATCAGAGAATTGTATATTATGAAAACTAATGATACAGGAGTAAATCATTGGGCTGCGCCAGATGGTACTAAATTGAAAACAAAATATCAATCTGCGTGGGACATATCAACAACAGATATGATTAAAGTCTATGCAATTATGCAGAAATGGACAGATCAGGCAATTTCCTCAGATTTATTTGTAAAAATTCATGGAGATCAGAAAGTTTCTTCTTCTGATATGATTAGAGATTATCTGGATATAGTCAAATATGGTATGAAAACTAGATATTATATTAATTCTTCCACTTCTCAGGGAATTTCGTTAATAACAGATGATGTGGCAGTTAGTTCGGATACTACTGAACAAGAATACTGTGAATCTTGCGCACTTTAAGGAGCTTAAATGAATTTAGTTTTTAATGAAAATAAAAAATCTTCTCAATATATGGAAAAACAACATCCATTATTTTTCGGAGATTTACCTGGTTTGTTTGATACAGTTAATAAAACATATCCAAAAATATGGTCACTTTATAAAACTATGAAATCTTTGGATTGGTCCGAAGACGAATTTGATTACACTCAATGTAATACCGATTTTAAAAATTGTCCAAAATCTGTTTATGATATGATGATCAGAACCCTGGCATGGCAATGGGAAGCAGATTCGGTTGCTTCAAGATCAATCGCGCCAGTCCTGGCACCATTTATTACTGATAGTTCATTGTGGGCGGCCTGGCAAAGAATCAGCGACAATGAAATTATACATTCCGCAACATATTCAGAAATTGTTAGAATTTCATTTGACAACCCAGAAAAAGTACTATCTGATATTCTTTCTGTAAAAGAATCAATTGTTCGAATGCATTCGGTCAATGAGGTGTTTTCTGAACTGTCAGTTGCTTCACATAAATATGCTTTAAATCAAATCACTGCAGATGAAGCATATGATAAATTACTTCTTGGGGTTGTTGCTTTATATCTTCTGGAACGTATTCAATTTATGGCTTCTTTTGCCATTACATTTACTATATGCTCAACTAATTTATTTCAGCCTATTGGTAAAGCGGTACAAAAAATTGCTCAAGATGAATTGGAAGTACACGCTGAATTAGACAAGGAAGTTATTAAAATTGAGTTGGCCACGGCACGCGGACTAGACTCGTATAAACGGCAGAAGGATAAAATTAAAGCATTATGTGATGAGGTAATTAATTCAGAAATGGCTTGGTCTGATTATCTTTTTTCCGAAGGTAGAGAATTGGTAGGTACAAATTCACAGACAATTAAAAATTGGGTACTTTTCAACGCACGTGAGGTATATAAGTTTTTGGATGTTGAAACGAATTTTAAATTTCCAGCAAAGAATCCAATGCCACACGTTGAAGATTGGATCAATATTGGTAATTCTCAGGCTGCGCCCCAAGAGCAAGACAATAACGCATATAAAGTCAACGTAGTACACAGAGATGATATCAAAACAAGCTTCGAAGTAGATTTTTAATTTATGTTTACAGTATATTCAAAACCTAATTGTCCAAATTGTAATTATTCCAAAAAGTTGTTAAAGGATAATAATATAAAATATGAAGAAATTATAATTGATGTGGGCCAGAAAAAAGACGATACATCTAAATATATTACAGTATCTGAATTAAAATTGCTGGACCCAAATATAAAAGCAGCACCAGTAATCTTTAAAAATTCGAATTTTGTCGGAAGTTATACTGAATTAAAACAATTATTAAATAAATCAGGATAAACTCTTATGGTAGACGTATGACTTGGTTTCATAACAATGAACCGATAGACGAAATTGATCCTTCGTTTGTCGGTTTTACTTATTGTATTACAAATTTACTAGATGGTCGCAAATACTTCGGCAAAAAGAAATCAACGTTCAAGAAAGTATCAATCAAAACAGTAAAGATTAAGTCAACTGGTCTTAAGAAAAAAAAGAAAATTAGAACACAGGTAGATTCGGATTGGAGAGATTACTACGGTTCGTCTGAAGAACTTAAGGCTGATGTAGAAAAACTTGGCAAAGAAAATTTTTACAGAGAAATTTTAAGATTTTGTTCTTCTCTTTCTGAATGCTCATACTATGAACTTAAAGTACAAATGGATAATGATGTTTTACTATACCCAAATCTTTATTATAATGCTTATGTTGGTTGCAGAATAAACAGAATGCATATGCTAGGGAAGAATAATTCATCGGTTAAAACACCATAGCTAAAAATGTACACAAAATGAAAGTTGTGTTAAAATCAAAGGAAGTTGTTGATGAATTACCATTCTATTTGTTAAAGAAGGTAATGTACATACAAGATTCAGACGTAAAGTACATAACATCTGATACTGGCGATTGTACTGTGTTTTTAGATGGTTATCTAATTACATTTATTATTAACTCGGTTGGTTTAGTGGATCAGAATTCAATCAAAATCGTTTAACTCACACAATGAAAATTAATAAATTACCTACTATGGTGATTAGGAAAAGTCTTTCCTCTTCACCCAAGATTGTAGAAAAACAATTTTTCAAAAAATTAAAATTTACGCTTTATTTAGTTTTATTTGCGATAATGCTTGCAGGGGCCACATATCTAAACATAATTAAAGATCAAGTATTTTATTTACAAAATACCCCTATATCTATCTCAAATAATTTTAAATCTGAGATTATTTTAGATCAAACCGCAGCTATCATTGTCCGTGATGGTTCTATTCCTCCAAATGTTGCTAAGAAATACTCATTGTGGATTTATGAGGCTGCAGCTAAATATTCTGTAGACCCAATACTTCTGCTATCAATTATGCATACAGAATCTAGATTTAATTATAAAGCAGTTTCCCCTACTGGTCCGATAGGTTTATTCCAAGTAGCATCTAGTTATCATAAGGAAAAAACATCCAAGGCAGCTCTTTTTGATCCCAAAGTAAATATTATGGTGGGTGCTCAGATAGTTCAAGAATACTCTAAAATGTCAAAAAATACAATAGAGATGCTTTTACGATATAATGGATCTTTAGGGGAAGCACCTAACTATGCTATTAAAGTTATGAAGACAAAACTTAAATATGATAGGGAAATTCTGGATGCAATCGCGTCATAAGGAAATTGTAAAGTGACTAAACGGCAGTACATTACGGCAATCATAAAAGATAAACACGGGCGAGCACTTTCGGTTGGTCATAATAATTATGTAAAAACTCATACTATAATGAAATTACATGGACAAAAAGTAGGTGTTCCTTTTAAAGAGTATCTTCATGCCGAAGTTGCAGCAATAGTAAAATGTAAAAATTTACATAATGCACACTCAATTCATGTGTACAGGTATTCAAAGGAAGGTGCCCCGATGATTGCCAAACCCTGTCCAATCTGTGAGTCTGTAATTAAATCTGCCGGCATAAAACACATTTATTTTACGGTTCATGGCGAATAATTTACACATAATAAAGAATAGTTTATAATTTTCATCATGAACGAACCAAAATCTTTATAAGTTTCACCAGCATTAATTGTGCTGCTATTGGTGCTTGGGATGCAAATAGTAAAGTTTTTGGTATGATTAAAGAACATTTGGAGTCAAATAATGGGTAAGAAAACATTTTCTGTTGATACTATGCGCCGCGAAATTAATCTGAGTTTGAAGAATTCTACCAAAAGTTATTCTACTCCTGATGTTCGACGAGGTCTGATGGATGCTTTGGAATATGTGCTGCATCAATCAGGCAACTATAAAGGTTTTCGGTACCTACTGCTCGATGAAGTACCTGCCGGTGAGCTGCCCGGCATTGTAGTACATGGTACCATTGAAGATACTCCCTACGAAGTTCGTTTTGCCGAAGGTACTGTTGACCGAACGCGTGTGGAGTATTTCTGATGAATTTAGTAGAACAACTTATAGATCTGGCCAAAGAAATCGAAACAGAAGATCCGATTGATTTTGCCATGCTCCAGATAGATGAAGACGTGGCGTATACATTGATGGCAACGGCCGTATTGGAAATGTATCTGAGTAACGACAAAGATTCTCGTGATATGATTCTTTTGGCTACAGTGATTAAACTTACAGTAGAGAATTTTGTTCTCAATTTGAAACTTTTGCAAAATGACAAACCTGTTTAGTGATGCGAAGCCTATTTAGGCTTCTTTGGTGAATATAGATTTTTATCTAATTATCATCTGTGTACTTGTGTGTTTGATGGGATTCCTTTCATGTCTTCCGAACATGTTTATATGTATTAGAAAAATTCAGATCCGGAATACCGTCTTTCAATTATTCAATCTCCTACGCCCGGTCAGGCCAAAAAGTTTGGAAGTAAAGCTGAATTAAGAAAAGATTGGGATTCGTACAGAACCACAGCTATGCTATTAGCATTAAGAGCAAAATTTGCAAACAAGGCCGAACGAGATATGCTTCTCTCTACCGGTGATGCTCACTTGGAAGAAACTAATAATTGGCATGACACATTTTGGGGTGTCTGTGATTGTGTAAGTCAAAATATGTTGGGTAGAATTCTCATGAACTTGAGAAATGAATATAAATCTTGAAAGGATTTAAAATGGCTAAGCTTGTATTGGTAGAATGTCTGTCTCAATTCCGAGTACGATATGTCGTTGAAACTCCAGATGATCACCCAGAATTTGCATTGGACTCTGTTGCACTTGGCGAAGTTCCAGATGAATTTTCTCAACTTCATCTTGGTGAAACAATTGTTTCACATCGTGAAGTTTCATTGGATGAATTCACAAAATTGTTCGATGAGGATAATGGATATTGTGCCTCATGGACTCCAGATATGAAACAAAGATGTATCCATGTGGTGGATCCGGAATGAAAGATTACCAAGATAAAATTCAAAAACAAGTTGCTGCTGAAACACAAGCCAATGCATTGATCACAAAAGACATGCAAGAAAAATATACGGCTCAAGTCGGCGAACTGTTTAAAAACTTCTCTGAGTTGGCTAATTGTTTTTGGGCAATCCCACCTTCTAAAGACAAGTAATTTACACATAATTGCTGACCATTTATAATGAATTTTTAACAACTTAAAAGGATAAACGATGGTGTTCTTTTCTATTACTCGGCCTGTTTGCTATATGTTGATCGGTATCCCTGCTTCAGGTAAAACTACTTGGACTCGGGATTATCATCCATCCATCGGCTACGCTTCAACCGACAAATACATTGAGCAAGTTGCCGCAGAAAAAGGTCTTTCGTACAATGATGTTTTTAAAGATACTATCACTGAAGCAACTTCTCGGATGCTGGATGAAGTTGAGGAATATGTTCGAAACGGAACTCATTTTGTTTGGGATCAGACAAACATGTCCAAGAAATCTCGAGCAAAGAAACTCAAGATGCTGACTGGTTATTCTGTGGTTGCCGTTGTTTTTAATGTTCCAGAAGAAAAGGAACTTGCCAAACGTCTTGCCTCTCGTCCAGGTAAGACTATTCCTCAATATGTTCTTGATTCTATGATCAAGAGCTACGAAGCCCCATCACTCGATGAGGGATTTACTAAAATTATGATTGCTGATTAACATGATTTATTTTTGTTCAGATCTTCACTATGGCCATCGCAGAATTCAAGAATTCTGCCCAACTACTCGGAAGGGTAAAGACTGGGAAGAAATGTCAGAAATTCTGATTCGGAATCTTGAAGCGACTCTGCGTCCGGACGATGTACTTTACAATCTGGGCGATGTTGCTTTCCAAGGTGTTGATTTTTGCCGTAAGATTCTTAGCAGAATCAACGCGACTGGCGCTGAGCACCATCTGATTCTTGGTAACCACGACCACAACATTCGAAAGAACCAAGAACTACAGGATCTGTGTACTTCTGTTTCTTCAATGAAAACAATTTTTATTGAAAAACAAATGGTAGTAATGTGTCATTTTCCAATGGCTCAGTGGGAAAATTGTGAAAGGGATTCTATACATCTTTTTGGTCACTGCCACGGTAGTTTTACACAACCAGGTAAATGCATGGATGTAGGTATTGATACTAGACCGGGTGATATGATGCCTTATACCTGGGATGAAATTAAAAGAAAAATGGAAAAACTTCCAGCTACACAACATCACCCAGGTCGTATGTCGCTATAATATCGTATTTTGGGTGCTTTTTCTGTGTTTTAGATTTTACTAATCTATCAATTATTCCCCTCGGTAAGTTAAGTATTTTTTCGGCATAGCTAACTGATCTATACTTAACTCCATTCACTAAGACTGGCCTAAATTTATATTCTCTATTTGCTATTTTTATTTTTGATTCTTTTGAATGTGTTTTGCCATAAAAAGAATTTCGTTCGGCTGAACAAGGGGCATGATTAAGTTTGATATTTTCTTTATGTTCTTCGGAAAACTTTCTCCCTTTTAGTATAGACACAATTTCACCGGTTTTCCATCTAGGATCATCTAATCTAACATGACCGAGATTGTTACCTTGTAAATCTTTTGCAACGGTTTGTTTATACTTTATTTTTACTTGCTTTTCATTTTTAATTCTAATTTTGAAAGCATGCGGAAGTCTATCGCACAATAGTTTTCTAATAGTAAAAGAAGGTACACCAAGATATGTACTGACTTCTGAGAAAGTTCACCTTCACGGCCATTAGCATAATCAATTTACACATATTACTCAGTGTAGTATAATGAATCATCTTCTAAAACAAAGGAACTGAAATGACCAAAGAAACTAAAGCCCAGAGCGTTGCCCGTGAAACGGCAGAGAATCTTGCTTACCGTGCCTAAGAAAAACGTAAGGCTGGTGTTCGTTATGCTGCACTGAGTAAACTGAGTGCCGAAGAAAAAGAACTGTTAGGATTGTAATGAAAATTGATTCAGATAAAATTGAAGAGATGGCCTTTAAGGCCGGCATAGATCGGCCGACATTAAGCCGATATCAAAACACACTACGAGATTTTGCCAATATAGTAGTTGAAGAATGTGCTGCCGACCTGGTAGCTCTTCAAATGAAGGATCCGGTTTTTGCTCGGGTCATGGATCGCTATTATGAATCAAAATGGTCACATCGGTTTAATTAATAAAATGAAAGATTATTTTGTAACAGTGGTTAAGCTATTTGTGATGGCAGTTGATGTAGCTTTAGCCGTAGCACTGGTTATCATGCTTGGTGCTTATGTTTTAGCAATGCTTGGTATTATTCTTGCTATTTTTGCCGTTGCTTGGGTTTTGGATGCAAAATTCACAATCACAGAAGGCGACCCACAAACAGGTTATTACAAACGTTCAACTGGGTTCGTTTCGAACAAAAATTATGACAAATAGAGAAGCAGGTAAAGGTGATGCACCACGCAAAGGTGCCGATCAAGAAGCATTTGCGTGCGGTTGGGATCGAATTTTCGGATCCAAGAAACAGAAGCATACTTGTCCGTATGAATCGGAAATAAATGGTGATGAAACTCTTTGTGACTGTGACGAAGAAGCAACTGATGCACGCGGTGATAAAATTTAATTTACACATATTCTTGAGTGTAGTATAATAAATCATCTTCTGAAACAAAGGAACTGAAATGCGCGGCAAATACTCTCCTACTGTAACTGCGGCTTATATGGCTGATCAGGAATGATGCCACAAATATTCTCGGGAAGCCGAAGAATGAACTCTATATAATCCAGAAGGTTTTGATAGCTACGGCTATAATGAAGCCGGTGTTGATCGTGCTGGTAAAATGAATGTGATTGTGATTATGATTCTGCCCACACCAGGTGGGATTTTGATGGTGTTAAACCCACAATGAAGAATTAATTTTAGTTATTTTAAAGGTCAATTATGAAAAAAATTCTTATCGCTTCCCTTATTGCCACTTCTCTTGCTGCTTCTGCTTATACACAGGAAGATTGGATCGTCGAATCTGATGATACGGATCCTGTTGTGTATTCCGTATTACCAGCCACGGCGACATTTGTTCGGACGGACGAAGATATTGAAGCTCGAGTTGTGATTGAAATCTACGCCAAGTCGGATGAAGAAACAGTCGTCCGATATCGCTTGAGAGTTAATGGATGCAAAAATGGCACAGGCAAAGTTACCATCGCAAACATGGATTCTACTCTCATCAAGAACAATCGAATCTTTGATTGGGACATATCAGGGGGCCGCGTTTATGATATGTTGGCTGTGAGGGCTTGTGCTGCTGCAATTGAAAAACTTAAAGAAACAAAACAAGGACCTTCAGGTGTGAAAAATAAAGACGTTTCTGTGTGAAACATGTTGCAGCCTGCATCAAAATAACAGGAATTGGTGTTATTGGCGCTAGTTATGGTTGGTTTGAGTAGTAAAAACGTGAATTTTAAACAAATGAAAGATAAGGAAACTATAAAATGAATATGTCTCAATTTAAACTAACTTCGGTTGTCTCAGGTATTGCGACAGTTGCTGTTCTTGCTAGCAGTTTTTATACGATTGACGCGGGTGATCGAGGGGTTGTTTTGCGCAATGGTAAAGTGGTTGGTACTGCAGATCCTGGCCTGAATTTTAAACTCCCCATTGTTGATTCTGTGAAAAAAATTAGTGTTCAATCACAGGCACGAGTTTATGAAAATGTGCTTGTGTATAGCCGAGATCAGCAAACTGCTAATCTTCAAATCTCTGTTAACTATCGTCTACCTGCAGGTGAAGTGGAGAAGATTTACACTGAGTTCGGCGGCGCCAAAGGTCTCGTTAGTCGTACTCTTGACCGCCAAGTGCCAGAAGAAGTTAAGAATATCTTTGGCCGATTCAATGCAGTAACTGCAATCCAGGAACGGGAACGCCTTGGCCAAGAAATTATGGCTGCAATTCAAAAGACTTCTAATGGTCCTATGATGATCGTTGAGTCTGTTCAAATTGAAAATATTGACTTCTCAAAGGCTTACGAAGATAGTATTGAACAGCGTATGTTGGCTGAAGTCGAAGTTCAGAAGGTACAACAAAATGCTCAGCGTGAAAAGGTGCAAGCCGAAATTAAGGTGATTCAAGCCAAGGCTGATGCGGACGCTGTTATTCTTCAGGGTAATGCCGAAGCTTCTGCAATTAATGCCCGCGGTAAAGCACTTCGTGATAACCCAGGTTTGGTTGATTTGGTTGCGGCTGAAAAATGGGATGGTAAATTGCCTACCACGATGGTGCCTGGTTCATCTGTGCCATTTATTAATGTAGCAAAATGATGAAAATTGTCTGGTACGGTGTTCCAACTGTATGCATAGTACTCTTCTTTTGGAGTACTATTACTGGTATTAACAGAATGGTATTGCGCGAAAATAATAATAAGTTCCATGCAATGATTTTGGGATGCAAATTTTTAGGACCCGTACCAGATTTAGAAAATGTGTTGTACTTTGATTGCAAAGACAACATTGAATTTCACAAAGAAATTGACTGGGTTAAGGGTTAATACAAATAATTTACACGTATTCTTATTTGGTTTATAATTAGTTTATGCTTACATCACAAATCATCAAACAAATCGCCTCCACTGCTTCGACTAATGCAAAGAAGGAATTCCTGCAACGAAACGCTTCAGATCAAATTTTGAAGCAGTGTTTCTATTACGCATACAATCCGCGGTTCAATTACTGGATTAAAGCGGATGGACTTGCCACTTCGGCTGGACTTGGTAACGTAAATCTTGATACATTTAAGAAACTTGATGTTCTAATCAACCGCGAAATCACAGGGAACTCGGCCCGTGATTTCATGACCCAGTATCTCAATACTCTGACAAAAGAAGATCAAGAACTTGTGGTTAATATCATGAACCACGATTTACGCTGTGGCGCTTCCGATACATTGGCAATGAAAATTTGGCCAAAGCTTGTTCCTGAATATCCAGTGATGCTTTGTGATAAATTCAACGAAAAAACTCGTACATATCTTGAGAAATTTGAGAATAAATGTGGCTACAATGTTTCCTGCAAAGAAGATGGTGGCCGTGTTCTAGTTACGGTAGATGCAGATGGTGTGGTTGCTGCTAGGTCTCGGAATGGTTCTGAGTTGAATGTTTTTCATCTATTTGATAATGACTTTAAAAACTTTCCTGGTCAAGTATTTGATGGTGAGCTTATCATCAAAAATCCAGATGGTACACCAGATCGGAAACGCTCAAACGGCTTATATAATAAGCTTGTGCGCAACACTGCTACAAAAGAAGAAGTTGATCTGTTTACAATCATACTGTGGGATATAGTTCCTCTCGATCAGTATCTTCTGGGGGTTGGTACAGTTCCTTATTCTGAACGGTGGTTATCTCTGAATAAAATTGCTTCAACCTGGTCGCGCCGGGTTCGTCTCATTGAAGGCAAGAATGTGCAAACGATTGATGAATGTCTTGAGTTTTACGAACAGATGCGCGACCGCAAGCAAGAAGGTGCGGTTATAAAAGTATTAAATTCTGTTTGGGAAGATAAACGTTCTAAGAACTCAGTGAAGCTGAAAAACGAATCGGAAGGTGATTTTCTTTGTACTGGAATCGAAGAGGGTCAAGGAAAGTATGTCGGTATGATTGGTGCTCTTGTTTGTGAAGATTCAACTGGCCAACTTAACTTTTCTGTTGGTACTGGTCTTAAAGATGAAGATCGTCAAAAAGATCCAAATGAATATATTGGTAAAATCATTGAAGTGAAATTTAACGAAGTCATCACTAGCAAAAATAAAACTACATCTAGCTTGTTTTTGCCTGTGTTTTCTACCGTGAGATTTGACAAAAAGATTGCCAATTCTA